AAGTGTGAAATAATAAACTAGTCTTCTTTTTCTTCTTTCAGAGTAAAATCACCATCAGTTCCGATAATATCTTTCCAATAGTCAGCATACTCTTTTTTGTATTTCTCCAACGAAACTTTTTCTTCAGATGCCTCTTTACCTCCAATGAATCCGTGTGGTGTAACAATAATCTTTCCATCGTCATAACCCAATCCATTGATGTGGTTCTTCATTACTGAAACTTTTGTTCTTGACGCAAACTTAATAGTTCTTTTGTCTTTGGTCGCAGTAATCTTAGTTGTTCCTGCACCTTTTTGATTACCAAACAAAAATACCAAAGATGAGTTTAACCAAATCGCTTCGCCACCCTTAGCCTTAATTTTAGGTTGTCCAAATGGATTATCAGGAAGTTCAACCCAAGGTTGATTAACAATAACCAAAGTGTTTTCATATTTTGAGTCAGCTTTACGAGACCCTGAAATACGTTGGTTAATACCCATTCCAATTTTATCTGCTAAAGTAGATGCATTGTGTTGCTTTCCACCTTTTCCTTCATAAGTCATCTTACAAGGAACTGAACCAACCGAATCCCATAGGAACAACAAACTATAATCCAATTCACCTTTTTCTTGAGCATCCAACAAACTATTAATGTAGTCAGTTATTTGTTCAATATACTCAAAGTTATTATTGAATATATAAAATCCATCCCAATCCAATTCACCCGTTTCTTCATCAACAACTTCTTCACATTGGAACCCCATCAATTTGGCATGTTCGAAACTCCATTTCTGTTCAGTAATAATGAACACAGGAAGGATACCTTTATTCTGAGCATCAACTGCCGTTTTCACCAAAGCTGTAGTTTTACCAGTATCGGAGTGACCCAAGAACATGTTAAGATGTCCAATGGCTGGTCCAGGAAGTCCAACGGCATCCAAGAAATCAGGACCTAAGTCAAAAAATCTTTGTGGTTTATACTTTGCTGAAGTAGAAAATTTTTTCTTCAGACTTTCGAAATCGTTTTTCTTAATTGCCATAAGGTTAGGGAAATGAAACTCGGACACCATAATAGTATCCGAGTTATTTTATTTAATTAGAACGGAAGGTCTCCGTCAGGTTCGTCGTTAGATTGTGGGTCTACATATGTAGATTTTTTGGAACCTCCACCGAATGATTCGGTTTCAACTGAACTGTCTCCGTAAACGTATCCACCTTTATCCGAATCCCACTTAGGAGTTTCTCCTCTTGCAATTGCCTCAAGGTAATCAACAGGTTTCTTAGAATAAACATCCAACCATGTCAACTCATCTTCCATCCAAGCCTTTGCTTGTTGTTTATCTTCATGTACGGGTGTTGGGTCATCATACATAATAGTTGAAACTGTTGTGTATTCTTTACCCTTTGGAGTTTTTGCTTTAGCAAGTTCAATGACTAAGTCACGTCCTTTTTCAGGGTCAGTAATGTCTCCTTTGTTTCTCCAAATAGGAATAATTTTGTCAAGGATTCCATCATTCTTGAAGTTGTGTTTGAATCTCCAAAACTTTGGACCATCTTCCTCGTGGTCTCTATCAATTACTTTCACAATATAGAATTTTCGTGAACGATACTGAGCTGCCAATAATTTGTCAGACTCTTTACCTGTAGACATCAATTCTTCGTAAACCTCATTCAAAGGTGAACGTTCGTTGTCATTTTTTCCTGGATCGTAGAATTTCTGCCACTGTCCACCCACTTGAATTTCATGATACCATGCTTCTTTGAATGGTGATGAACCATCTGGTGTAGGGAGAATTCTAACTCTTCTCTGTCCTGATTTCTCTTTATCTCCTAAAATTAAAGCGAAATACTTTTTCATTCTTTCGTCTTGCGACATTTTCGATTGGGCCCCGCCCCCTTGTTGATTTTTTTCGTACTGTGCCAATACGGCGTCTAATGAACTCATAGTTTTTTATAGATTAAATTAATAAATTGTTTATACAAATATAAGTAAAACTGTGACTATGTCAAATAAAAAAAGGTACCATGAGGTACCTTTTATGTAGTTTGTCCGATATTACCTGAACGATGTCTTATAGACTTCGTTGTCCATTCCTCCACCAGGTTGGAAGGAATTTTTAATGTCACTTACATTAATATCAGTAACTTCGTCTGAAGTTAAAACATAATCATTTTTTCCGGTCTTTTCCATTTCTTCTGACTTATCATCGAAAAATTGTGAAAGTTTTTGACTGAATGGATAAGAGTCATATGTTCTCAACTCTAACTTTTCTTGTGGAGTTTTTTCTCTATATTTTTCAATCTTATTCTCAAGAGAGTTAAGTTTGTTCATGATGTTATCCATCTCACCTAACTTAGATTGTAAATCATTAAGTTGGTTGAATAAGTTATTGAAATACTCTTCTTGTTTGGTTTCAATATTTTTTTGTGAATCAACCAATTCAGTGATATCTAATTCTTCAGAACCTGATTCGTCTCCTCCTTCTTGTGATTCACCTTCATCATCAATTTTCTCAACGTCAGGATCTGATTCAACATCAATAGGTTGTGGTTCATTTGAAGGTGCAGGTGGAGGTGTTGCTTCAGCAGGTGCGGGTGCAGGTGCTGGTTCCGCTCCTGGTGCTGGTGCCAATGCCCCTAATACATCCTCTTCAGGAGCCGCACCTACTTGTTCTAAAATATACTGATTGATTTTTCTATGTCTTTCAATCTCCTTGATAATTTTTTTATCTAAACTCATTGGTTAACCATTTAATAATGTTTTTATTCCGTTAGCGGTTTCTACTCTAACCTTTCTGTTGGCTGTAGTTTGATGACCTGCTCTTTCGATAAGACCGTCTCTTTCTCTCACTGTGTAACAATCACCTGTATCCAAGTCACAAACTTGTTTAGTTCCGTCTCCGTTGTCTTCCTGTGAAAATCTTACAGATTTACCAAGATAATTGTCTAATGCTGATTTAATGTTCATAAGAATCTTTTTATATAAATATGTTGTTATGTTATAAAGTGAATGGATTACTTGTTGCGGTAAATGTACCAGAGTTGTCAGCATTTTCATAAATGACCGATAAAACAAATCGACCACTAGAATTAACATCTATCACGTTTGTATATTTGGTGTCTGGGTTATTTGTTATAGTTATGTTCAATGGAATAGTTTGTTTTGAACCCTCGGCAACGAAAACTTTAGATATTTTACAAAGTGGACAATTAAATCTATAAGTGATAAATCCTCCATCAGGTCTTCTAATATTATAATACAATGGTCCTTGGAAACTCGGTAATGTAACATCAGTACTTCTCTGAATGAACGATAATGACCCTTGAGGTTGCACCCCTGTTTCGGAAGATGGAACTATCATTCGGAACCTAACTGATTTAGTATCATCTTTTGGATTCTTTTCTCTATTTTCAGGTCTAGCACGTAAATAAATTGATGTACTAATTTCCAATCTCTTTCCTTTTTCCATCTCAAGTACCTCACTAAACTCCGCATCAATAAACTGTTGTCTAGTAATTGAGAAAGTTTGTCCATCGGGAGATACAAAACCTAAAAGTTTAGACGATTCTGACGTTTCAATTGAAGTTCGAGTAACCGTATTATTAGGCCCCACTTCAATGAGGTCGATAATATAACTGTATTCTACTTGAGGCTCTATTTTCCATACCCCACCTACATAATCATTTTGATCCACTTTAACTGTTAAAATTTCAGTACCAAGTTCATTATCAATTTTTTCAGAAATAAACATAGGTGGATTTAACATAGTTTCTTGAAGATTGGCGCTACCGCTTACATTCTCTTGTTCAGAAACCGGAATAACTTCTGTAGTCTTAGTATCCTCGTAACCTCCAGGTGATGATGTTGTGGTATTCTGTAGTGCCGGATTAAATGTAAAATCTACTAAACTTTCAAAATTACCATATTCAGTTGTAACTGTTATTCTTCCTGTTGCAACATTTTGTCCTTCAGGGATTTGAATTTCAGGTAGAATAAATCTTAATGTTTCAGAATTGAACACTGTAATATCCTTCAACTCAACATCTTTATTAATTACTGTGATTGATTTCAAAGACTCAAAATTTCTACCATTCACTTGAACAATCGTACCCGTAAATCCTGCAGATGGTGAGAATGTAGATAAAACTGGTGGTGGACAAGTTTGACCGATAGTTGGAGTTACAGTTGGTGTTTGTTCTTGGTTTCCGTTGTTCTCATTATTTTCAATATCTTTAAGTATTTCGTTCTTTGTCTTCAATCCAGATTCCGCAGCCGAAGTTAAAGCCTTGTCAAATGTTTGTTTAGTCTGTAAAAATTCGTTTTCATTTTCATTATAGTATTCTTCAGAAATGTTATCCACAGGCCAATGACAAACATAATACTTTGTTAATCCAAGCCGGACTATTCTATCAAGATTGCTTCGAAGTCTTCCAGCCATAAATTGGATATATTTGTCTAATGAATCAAAATGAGCAATTGGTTCTGAGGACGCGTTTCCCGGATTAGTTCGTACGTTAATACAACTATATCTTTTTTCTAAAAGTGAAACCTGCCCAAACCAATCTTGACTCAGTGATAATGTTGCAAAATTATTGTTCCATCCGTTGAACATTCCAGCACCTGTATTAGAAGCTTCTTGATAAGTTCTGATGTAAGAAATAGTATATATCGCAACTTGTAAATCAACGTTATTAGGAATTAACCTTTTCAACGCCTCTGCAAAAACTTGTGGAGTCATTTCAGTCAATGTCGCATCAACCGCTTCATATCCACCATTAGTGTACACAGGTGCAGTTATTTTTGAACTACAAGAATTTGTTGTGTCTTTTGTGTTATCCGCCTGTTGTACGACTTGGGCTGATTTAACATTATCAGTTGTTGCACTAATTTTTACTTGGTCCTTATTTATCTTCAGTATCTCTTCTAACTTTGTAATCAAATTTTGATTAATACTTTGTAGGAAACTATCTATAGTAGGTAAATCGAAATAACCTTGTCTTGTTCCATCAAATGTAGTTTGAAACGACCCTTGTTGAATCGAGTGATTTACCTCCGTAATCAAGTATGGTCCATCAAACATAGGAACATGTCGTAAATTAAAATACATTGTAGGTTGTATTAACGCATTTCCCAAACTCGTTATCGAACATTTATATGACCTATTTTTATACAAGTTATATAAACTATTATTTTGTGTTGCTATCTGTCTACCTGAAGCTTGATTTGCCATGTCAAGTTGAACGTTAATCGATTCAGATGTTGCCACCCCATTATCTTGTGAAACAGATAATGCATAAAATATGTTTTGGTTTCTAATCCCCACATCAACATTGAATCCAACGCACTTGTTTGAAAGAGCCCAGTCTTTTTTTCCTTGTTGGTCTTCTAACAATGGATTACCAGATGACCTTCTCATCTCAAATGCATCATCTCTATATTTGGAATCTCCTTTAGGTAATTTCAAATATTGTGAAGGTTTTCCTGCATAGAAGCAAACCATCTTTGGTCCCGAATTTCTATAATCAACATCTAAAAATGTTCCCCATAAATTATTTGCAAATTGTTCAGGTCTATCAAGTCTTGGAGTAGCCGTCACATCAACATCTTGAATATTGTAAAAATTCACATATGCTGGAAGTGGCATCACAACAAAATTATTTTTAATCAAAATACCACTTATAAAAGTGAAAACACTCATTGCTTGATTAAGAGAAAAATCTCCAGGAGTTTTACCTCCAACACCAAACATGTATTTCAAATCAAAAATATCGAGTAATATACTATCTCCAATATTTCTCGATGCTCTATCCAAAAACAACATATCTTCAAATAGAGTTTTGGTTTTCCAATCCCCACCAGATATCCACTTGTCATTCAATGATTTGAAAACTTCATAATTTTCTACCTTACTTTGGTCTCCAGTAATAACACTATTAATTACACGTTCAGGTAATTGTACTTGGTCTGGTAGTCCATTTGGTGGTGGTTGTCTCAATCTAGTTAGAACTCCATTCAAAAAGTTGTTTTGTATTAGTGTTTCTCTCTCAAGATATTGATTTAGTTGATTTTGGAATTGGATTGCATTCAGATTTGGATTATTTAATTTCTGAGTAGCATACATTTTAATAATTGGTGCTAACAATGTAACATTCTCACTAGTAAATGATATATTGTTATCGATAAAAAAATCTGTAATATATGACCCAATTGAACTATATCTAACGTTGGGGATTGTTGAGAACCCTACTTCTGTTTCCAAAGCTGTCCAAGCTTGTCTATTATTGATTTGAGATTGACTTAATAATAAATTACCCCCAGCGCTCGGAAGAGAATTAGGTACGTAAGGTTCAAAAGTAATGGG